TCGGAGATCTCTGGTAAGGAATTGTCGAGCTCGACGAACTCAAGGATCTCACGATCCTTGGCTCGTTGAGGACACTCTATCTCGGTCTTCTTAGCGAAGCAGAGGATCTGCCTCAAGAAGAAGATAGCCTCGATAGAAGCGTCTTCCAACAGACTTCCTTTCTCATCGAATACGAGTAGGTAGAGTCCCCGGAGTAAAACCGGGATCACTACCCGACCCGAGACAGCCCTTGTACAGGGAAGTCCGGATCGTTTGTACTCACCCGCCGACAAGCACTGATCAAGGTGTTTGCCGGCAGCAGGGAGGTCTACCACGAAGAAGTGGAGACCTCTACTGTCGATGAGACTGCGAAGGCGTAGGAGATCTCTCTCAAACTCCTTGCGCAGGGTTGGGAATGTGTAACAAGCATCCCTCACAAGATGCTCTAACACACTGCTCAGCTCCTTGACGTACCGCTTAGACATAGGATCACTCCAATTGTCGTACGCGATGCGTTGAGGAACCCCAGCGCCAGTAGGGTCACCCCTAGTTGGCATGGCAGCCTTACGACTGCCAACCGTTCAGTGCCGCCGCGTTTGCGTAGGAGCTGGCCGAAAGCCAATCCGCCGCAGACAGGTACAAGACGCTGTTGATCTGTGAGGCGGGCGCCTCGAGAACAACATACGACTTACGGCTGAATTCAGGAACAACCCCCGCAGCGAAGATGGTCTCTGTGAACTCGACGTTGTGACGATCGAGTCCAAGAGGATTCTTTGCCGAGGGGGCAGTCCGGGTGTGTCGAACACGGAGTCGAAACTCCGCCAACGACTCCCGGAGATAGTACTCGGAAGAGTACTGGTCCTGATTGATCCTCACAAGGGACTTAGCGCCCGAAGTGAAGGTCACGGTCTGTGGATCTGCAAGCATCTGGAGCTCCTGGCTAAATGATGGTTCTACGTGGTATACGTCCGGGCCGCCCGGCCCGGAACCACTTCAGAGCCAACAGAGAAGCCAGGACAGACCATTTCCCGCTGTCAAACAGCGGGAGGTAGGAGGGTACGAAAGGGAACAATGGGGTGGATGGCCACCGTTCCTTCCGTACGTGGCGCTCTTTAAACTCACCGGATAGTGAGAAGTCAAGAGACCACAGGCCATCTTCAACTGTGAACATCGACTCTACAGTCGAAGTCCGCATGATGCAGATGTTCCCCCAGGTCATCGGGATGGCGTTGTTGGTGGCACGAATGACAGTGCCAATACCAGCAAACCAATCGATGAACCAGCTCCATGGTGTGAGTTCCCACAGAGTAGCCAGCGCGGCTTGACTGTTGATACCCAGGAGCGTAAGCTCCCTAAACCGGCCCCCTTCGGGGCCGAGAGGGATATCAAAGTCCGGTGATTTTATCCATTTCACCGACCCCCAGATCCGATGGGACCTGAGGGAAGCGCGTTCCGCAAAGATCA